TCGTATCGGCGCTAAAGCTAACGAGTTCGATAAAGAGTTAAAAAGGCTGCAAGGTAAAACTAAGTCTTTCGAAAAGGGTTTAGCGAGTACAGCAAAAATATCGGCCGCGGCTTTCGCTGGTCTAGCTACGGCCGTAGGGGTCGCAGTTACTAAGTTTTCTAGTTTCGAGAAGTCTTTTACTAACGTGCAGACTCTCCTAGATAAATCAAGTTTTTCTACTAAGACATTATCTAAAGGTATAAGTGATTTAAGAAATGACGTACTAAAGTTAGGGGCTGACTCTGGCGAAAGTTTCGATACATTAAATCAGGCGCTTTTCGATCTTATCTCGGCTGGTGTACCAGCTGAAGAGGCGACAAGTGCATTAGCCGACGCGGTTAATTTAGCTACAGCTGGTGCGACTGATACGGCCACGTCTGTTAAGGCGTTAACTGCGGCTATTACAGCTTACGGTAAAGAGGCTGGTACAAGTACTGAGATCGCCGAGAAATTCTTTACAGCTCAGAAATTCGGTGTAACTACCGTGGGTGAGCTTGCTACTGAGTTTAATAAGGTCGGTGGTTTAGCTAGACAGTTAGGTTTAAACTTTAATGAAGCCTTAGCAGCGGCTACCTCACTAACTGCGAATGGTGCTAAGCCTACAGCTCAAGCTTTTACTGAGTTTAAGGCCGTATTAAATGCGGTAATTCTAGCTCAAGGTAGATTAAAGAATGAGTCAGCTGAGGTACAGCAAGCTCTTAGTCTTCAAAATATTGAGCAGAAAGGTATCGTACAAGCGTTAACCGAGGTTAAAGCCGCCACTGGTGGTAATGTCGTACAACTTCAAAAACTTTTAGGTAGTAGTGAGGCTTTAAGTGCTGCACTATCTTTAACAGGCGCTCAAGCTGGTACATTTAAGAAAATTCTAGGCGAGTTAAACGACGAGCAAGCTAGAGCAGCTGCATTTAACGACGCCCTAAAAACTAAGCAAGAAACATTAGATAAGTCACTGGCTAAATTGTCTAGGTCTTTCGAGGCTGTGGCCATTACTCTCGGTGAGCGTTTCGCTCCATTGATTAGCGATATAGCTAAGGGCCTTACTGATTTAGCTAAAGGGTTTAATAGTCTCGACGACGAAACTAAAGATAATATCGTAACTTTTATTAAGTGGGGCGCAGCCATTACAGCTGGTGTAACTGCGCTAAGTACTATTGGTCTTGTCATTGTAAAAGTTTCGGCTTTCGTTGGGGCTATCTCTAGTGCATTAGCTATAGCCGCACCTATCGCTACAGCTTTTTGGGTAGCTCTTACTGGCCCTGTAGGGTTAGCCGTAGCTGGTATCGCCGCGGTCGCTGGGGGTATAGCGTTTTTAGTTAGTAAGTTATCAGAAAGTAAAAAGCCTGAGACTTTAGAAGAAATTAATAAAGCTTTAGAAAAACAGAAAAAGGCACTTGAGGCTAATAAGAAGATTGCTGAAGATACAGGTAAAGACCCTAACCAGTCTGTGGCTGTACAGCAAATACAAGAGCGTATAGACAAGCTAGAAGAGCTTCGTAAAAAACAGATAGAAGCTTCAGAGGACTTCGGTACAGGTAAGCTATTAGCTAGACCTACTGACGACGGTACTGACCCTATGGCTGGTATTGAAGAAATGTTAACAGGTAATAAACCTGTAGAGATACCATTTAAACCTGTGCCAGCTGACGGCGGGGCTGGTGACTCTCAAGAAGCTGTAGTAGAAACTGTTAAAAAAACTGAAGAGGCTAAGACTAAAGCTGTAGACGCCGAAACTGCGAAGCGTATTCAGACTTTAAAGAATGAGCAAGAACTTATTAAGGCTAAGAATAATGATTTATCTAATGAAGAAATAGACTTTATTAGAAAACGTCAAGAGCTTAAAGCAGAGGGGCTAGAGGCCGAGAAAATAAAAGACCAAGAAGAAAAAGCTCTAGCTCTTGAAAATTTAAAGCTTCAAAATGAGGCGCTTCTATTAGAAGAGCAAGAATTTTTCGTTAAGAAGCAAGAAGAAAAAGCTCTACAACGCGAGCAAGAAGCCGCGTTACAAGAAGAGTTAAATGCTTTAAGTCAAAAGCAGCGAGATTTACTTAATGAAAAAGAGTTAGAAGATTTACGTAATCAGATAATGACTAAGCAGCAAGTAGAGCAGCAAGCGGCGAAGCAAAAAGCTGAAGCTCAGATAAAACAAAGAAACCAATTTTTAAAAGACGAGCAAGCTCACGGTAAAACTGTAGCTACATTAAACCAGTTTCTAAATAAATCTGAGGTTCAAGGCGTAGCTGATACGGCTGGTCAGTTAGCTCAACTTCAAAATAGTAAAAATAAAACCTTAAAAGCTATTGGTAAACGAGCCGCACAAGCTCAGATAGCTATTGATACTGCTCGTGGTGCTATCTCAGCATATACGTCATTATCAGGTATACCATTCGTAGGGCCAGCATTAGGGGCGGCTGCAGCTGCAGCACTAATAGCTTATGGTGGCGAAAGGTTAGCTCAGGTAAATGCGGCTCAGCGTGGGGGTATTGTGCCTAGCGCGGGTGGCGGCTCAAGAGATAGAGTGCCTATGATGCTAGAGCCTAATGAGCTTGTAGTACCTAAAGGTTTAGCGCCAGACTTTATACAGTCTGTAGGTAGACCAGACGCTCAAGCTAATGAGGGCGAAGGCGACGCTAGAGGGTCAGTAGTAGAGATCGCTATAGAAGACGACGCGACTGACTTTATCACAGCTAAACAGAGAGAAAATACAGACCTAGCTATAGGGGTGGCATAATATGACTTGTGAAATTTTAGATATTTCAGGCGGCGTTAAGTTTTTTGATAAGAATAAAGCGTTATTTAGAGACGGTAATACAGCTAATGCAAGCACTAATGATAGTGCGGCTAAGTTTATGTTAGATATTAGCAAGTATACACGTTGGGAATCTATAGGCTCTAATGATACGATTACCGAAACTATCACCATAAACTTTAAGACTGCTCAGACTTTAGATAGACTACTTCTAATTGAGCATAACTTTAAAGCGTACACTATTAAATATAATGGCGGTACAGACTTTACTAATGTCAGTAATCTCGACGGCGACCTTGTAGGCGGTATCGCTGAGACTGCTTACAATAAAGACACGTCTTATTATAAATTCGACAGCGTCATAGTTAACTCTATTACAATATCAGTAGATACTACTCAGGTCGTAGACGATCAAAAATATATGGTGCAGTTTATAGCCACTACTGAGCTTGGTACTTTCGCTGGTTTTCCACGTATTCAAAATGTACAGCATAATAGAAATATTAAAGGGTCGAAAGCTTTATCTGGTAAAAATGTTATTCAGAAAGGTTATGAAACAACGACGTTTAGAATGAATTTTAAAACTTACCCAGTACAGGCCGATATAACTTTAGTAGATAATCTACATGAGAGAGAAAATAGTTTTCTTGTTTGGTTATGTGGCGGTCGTTATGGTAGTGAGCATTTCACTATAGAGCAGCGTGGCTGGCGCTTAAGAGACGTGTATAATATGCAACTTAGTAGACCTTTAGGCGCTAACTACGAAAAAGGTATTTATCAAAATGGAGCGAATACGACAGCGTCTTTCGTCGAGGTTATATAATGGCTACAGTTACACCGATTAGACAGTATCAAGTACTCATTACCCCGTTAGTTGATAAAGACACTTACGGTACCGAGATCGACGTAACTAAAGATATAGACCTATCTGACTATATTAAAGAGGGCGGTATCGGTACTATCAAACAAGACGTAGATAACGGCGACTATGATATAGGCGTTTTCACTTATGGTAGTATTACGATAAAAGCCTTAAACCTCGATGGTCGATTTAATGATGAAATGGACTGGCGAAGTATCTTTAAATATTCACGAGATAAGGCGAAAGTACTAGTAAATTTCTTAGACCCTGACGGTAATATTTTAATTAGTTTTAACGGCCTTATAAATGAGGACGGTACTAGACAAGACTTTTTAAAAGACGAAGTAAAATTTAAAGTCTTATCTCAAGACTCAGTTATTAGGAAAACTAAGGTGTCTGGTGGTACTATAACTAGTGGTACTTTATTCAGTACAGCTATTAGGGCCATAATAAATGTACCAGATATTACTAGTGTTCTAACATACGACCCAGCTAAAATTACTGTAGGGTTAGACTTAGAAATTGACGACGGCTCGTGGTTCGATAATAAGACTACGAAAGCTGCGCTAGACGCGCTTATGGTGGCGAGTAGTTCGGTAATGGTAATCGAAGATAGTACTATGGTCGTACGTACTAGAGAAGAAAATAGCGGCTCTGTATTTAAGTTTTACGGTCATGGTGACTTATTCGGTAGAGAAAATATACTAAACATTAGAAACCTAAACACAGGTGTACAGAGAATGTTTAACTCTATCGTCGTGAACGATAGAGAGGTCAGTGATCAGACGTATATAGAAACCTACTCTTTACGCCAGAAAAAGATTGATTTAGGTTTCATTTCTGATAATACCAAAATGGAGACTGTAGGTAATAATGTACTTACAGAATTTAAAGTACCCAAGTTAGAATTAGAGATAGAAACGACTACAGAAACAGCTAAAGGGCTTAATCTTTTCGACCTTGTCTCTATTGACTACCCATATCGGGTTAGACCAGCTAACGAAGATACCTTACCTACCTATGGAGTTAGCCGCTATGGTACGGCCGTATATCCTTTCATTCAAGGTAATATGAAGATTAGGCCCGCACTAGCCTTTAAGGTTATCGGGTTTCAAGAAAAGCCTAAAGATTATAAAACCGTAGTTAAACTACGTCAGCGTGGTACGACTATATCAGACGGGCTATTTTCTAGTATCGCTACGTTATATGGTACTGCGATATATGGCGAGTCTGTTTACCAATTCGACCCAGATAGAGAAAATCCAGATATTATAAATGTTTACGGTGCTGGTTTATATGGCACTATGATTTACAGGGTGTAATTATGAATATAAACTTTAATAAAAATAGGAGTAGAAATTATGGGTACTAACACTTTAGAAACGGCCTACTCTAATGGCCAGATTATCGACGCCTCTCATATTAATGAGCTGACAGCGGCGGTAATTAATCAATTCGTAGGTAGAAATACTTCGGGTGTACCCGAAAGCGGTAAGTCTTTGGGTACAGCTGCGATACCTTGGGGCGCAGTACACGCTAACAGTCTTATCTTGAATGGGTCTGTAGTAGATACTGGTCAGATTACTTCAGTAGCTAACCGTATTGTAAGTGGTGCTACTAGAGCAGACAGTGACCAGCCTCAGTTTCTAGATGCTGACGGTACAGCCGCTACTATGACGGTACTTGGTGCAAGTACTAATATTACATTATCTATTAATGCAAGCGCGGTCACGGTTTCTACAGACATTGTAAAAACTGGGTTAACTCTAGCACCTTCGGCTAATAATACTTGTCTAGTAAATGATACCGCTATGGTTAATGATCTTTACGCTGGTGAGGTAGATGCTGTAATTAAAGAGATTACTATAGACACTTTAGGTTCCGAGGTTACGGCTAAAATCGGTCAGTATGTAGGTTTTAAAACTGCGACTGGTGAGATTATGTACGGCTACCTAGAGAGTGCGACTAAAATAACTAATGTTTTTAGAGGTTTCTTTTTCGACGATACTGGAGCACCTATTGTTAGAGGTAACTTATCTAATAACGATACACTTACATTAATTAATATAGGGTGGGTCTTCGTTGAGGATAATGGTACTACGGTAGATATTAGTTATCTTCAGCCTACATATTCTTTCGAAGCACCTTCAGGGCCAGCTACAGGTCAGTATTGGTTTGATATTCCTAATCAAGTTTGGAAAAGATACTCTGGTACAGAGTTCGAAATTATAAACAGAATGTTAATAGGTATTATCGCGCTTGACGATACGGCCTGTATAGCTACTAGGTCTGGTGACTTTACTAATACGTTTCAAGACCTTAACAATGTAGAATTAGAAATAAACTCTACAGAAATTGTAACAAGTAAAAACTTCAGTAGTCGCGTAAGTGTTTACGGGGGCGAGGTAGTTCAAGACCTTAATAAGTTATCTTGGAATATGACTACAGACTTAGAGAGTGGCTTATCTGAAGCTTCTAGTACTAAGTATTATGCTTATATCTCTACTAAAGGTGAGAGAATAATATCAGACCAAAAACCGTACCTTAGAAAAGACCTTAAAGGACTGTACCACCCATACCATACATGGCGAAGTGTAGGTAGATTTTTTAATGATAGTTCAAGCGATATAGTTAGGGCTTCGGATTATGTTAAATTTAATTCTTATCTATGGTTAACGACGTCGAATGGTTACGGTTCTACTAATACAGTTATTAGAAGATTCGCTACCGTTTTAGAGTATACGGGTATGGACTTTAGTTATAATGACGATACTGAGACTACTAATGGTACAGAGATAACTATACACGAAGACGGTGTATATGCTCTTGGATACTCTGAGGGTACTTCGTCAGCTAACATTTATGGGTTTAGCTTAAACTCTACTCAGCTAAGTACTGCCTATACAACTATTAACCAAGCCGATAAGCTACTTCAAACTGGTATAGCTACTTCGACCGCGTCAGGTGGTTTAAGTAATACAGTATCTTTGAAGGCTGGTGATATTGTACGTCCACATATAACTAATGCGGGCGGGGGCGACGCGCCTTACGGTAGACTTATCGTAGCTAGAGTAGCTTAATTAACTAATAGGAGACAGCTAAAATGAAGAAATTATATGTATATAGATTAAATGAAAAAGTGGTAAAAGTTGAGGCCTTATCTGTGACAAGCGACGCTGAAATACTGTACTCAGGCGTAATCGGGTCTACTGTACCTAATGACGTTCAAGTATTGTTAGATCAAGCCGACGCCCAAAAAAGTAAAGAAGATCAAGTAAAAGCAGCCTACGACGTTATGGTTAAAGACGTATATGCTGAGATGCTTAGTGTATTCGGTACAGATAATGACGTGTCAGCTCAAGCGACCGCGTCGACTTACGAAGCTATGGCGAAACGCCCAGTTAACTACGTGGGTAATTTAGGTCTTGTAGACGAAGCCGCAGTGACGGCGTATGCTAATGCTAAGATAGCTGAAGCTGACGCTTATGCAGTATTTAGATTAAGCCGTATAGCTCAATTTCAAAGTGAAAAAGAAGCTATCATTAACTCATAACCAAGAGGTATATTATGAAAGAAAAACTTTTACCAATTCTAGTAGAGAGTATCGACCTTAAAAAACTGGCTAACGGTATTATCGACGAAGTTATCGAAGAGGCACTAAAGAAAGTAGTAGCTGACTCGTCTAACACTATCGACGATATGGTTATGGCTTCTCTATGGCCTTTACTTGAGAAAGAAGTAAAGAAGCTAGTCGAAGAAAAACTAGACCTAGGTAAGATTCTAGGAATGGACGACGAAGCTAATGTCTAAGCAGTTTTGGCTTACATTAAAAGAAAACCTAATTAACTTTCTGAGGGGTCACGCTGTAAAGCTGGCCCTAAAGAAAATTCTAGGTAGTGCTGCAGCTGGCGGCTTTAAGGCTTGGTTAGTTAAGTACGTAATCACTGAGCTTTACGACGAGATCGGTGAGCCTCTAGTACGTGCCGCTGTCAATCGTATAGGTTACACTTACGATAAAGTCGAAGGTAAAGTATTGATTAAGAAACTAAACGAGGCCCAGAATGAAGCTGATTACGATAGCACTATTGACGATATTCTTAACTAGCTGCAAGACTAAAATAGTCTGTAAACAGATTAAGAAAAACCAGATTGATTACGTAGTTATTCACACTGTAAAAATGAAATACAATAGCTGTAAAGTGCAATGCTTCGACCTTAATAATTGGAAAACCGTATCTGATAATTACTGTGGTGATAACTTCGAGAGTGGTAACTATCCTTTAGAAGAGTGCGACCAAGTACAAGGCTTTTTCGTAAACGATATGGCCACAGAGATTAGACCTAAAATAAAAGATTTAGCTAGAGTTAGGCGCGATTATTGTAAATTTTAGCTGTACCTAGTACGGGTAATATTCTCGTGATTTACCCTGATACGTTCCATAAACACCACGACCGCGTCGTAATCGTCAGTACTAAGCACTTCAGCGCCCGCATTTCTGGCCCTCTTTAAATGCCAGTCTTGTAGTTTACGGGCCTCTTCGCCCTTGTCTTTAAGCTCAATATAAAAAGAAACCCCGTAGAATGTACCTTGAAAGTCTGGAATACCAGACGTAAAACGGTCTGAGATTTTATTAAAATATATAGGCTCGCCACTAGACTCATACGTATCTAATAATTTTTTGGTTTTCCTAGTTATTAAGGCTTCGCTCATACATTCCAATTATTTTTAAACTCGATAAACTTCGAGGTTTCTCTTAGTGGGTAAAGGTTAATCTTTACAACGCTGATAAATTGTATAGGTATAATGTAGAATATGTCGAGACTTTTTAAGTATACTGCGATAACGTCACAGTCCTCTGTAGTGTACTTAGTTCTAATCTTAGAGCCTTTAGATACACCGACAGGGAATAAGCCCTTTTCGTTAAGTGGTGAGCTACAGCTTTTTACTTGTACTCTTATAAAACGTCCATGTTTTTCTAGTACGAAGTCGTAGGGTCTACTATCAGAAAAGGGCCTAAGTATAGAAAATCCTTTTTCATACGCTGCTAAGGTAAATCGAAGCTCAGCGTAATTACCTAAGTCCTTGGCCATACTATAATGTTAAAGTAATAATTAGACGATTGACAGCATTAATCGGTTAAACCTAGGCGTTTAACTCTACCTTAGCCGCCCACGTAGTTTTAGAAACCTCGACGTCGACTCGTAAAGGTAAGTGTCTATGAGGGTAGGCGTCTGACATAATTTTCTTAATGTCGTCTACTAGAAACTCTTCGCCCTCTTTTATCTCGAAAATAATCTCGTCGTGGACTGTTAAAACTATTTCACTCTGATACTCTTTTAAAAACTCATAACAATTTACGAAAGCTGTCTTAGTACAGTCAGCTGCAGTACCTTGAATTAAACTATTAAGGGTTTTATATTCGAAGCCTTTATCTATTAACGAAACTCTACCGTAAGGGTTATGAATTTTACCATACATATCGGCTTGCTTTTTACACCATTGATCGAGTGCATTTACGCCCTTTAGAGAAGTCTTAAAAGCACTTCTCAGCTTCTTAGCTTCATTCTCACTACACCCTAGATTTTTCGCTATCAGAGCTGCACCCTGACCGTAGGCTACACCAAGAGCTAGAGCTTTCGCCTGACTACGATTAATTTCGATACCTGTAAATTTCTTAACCATTTCCGCCATAGCTATATAAATGTCAGTACCATTTTTTACTTTTTCGATTACTTCTTGATCGCCAGAAAGGTCGATCATAATGTACATTTCTTGGCCCTTGTAATCGAAGAAATAGAAAGTAAAACCCTCACGACATTTAAACGCGTTTCGTACCGCCCACTCGTGGTATTTTTCTTTATGTATATTCTGAAGATTAGGGGCGAAGCTCGACAGCCTACCAGTAATCGTAGTTTCTTGGCCTAAACTACAATGAATTATACCAGCCGCGTCGACCATTTCTAGGTAGTTTTTATAGTAAGTGTTAGCCTTTTTCTGCGATCTTTTCGCACCTACTATTTTCTGTAGCATAGGCATATCATGTTTTTCAGCTAACATATCTAAGGTTTTCGCGTCGGTACTATACCCACCAGTCCACTTACCACGCTTGATAATTTTCGGTAGCTTTAAGCCTAGATCATTCATTAGATAATTCTGTACTTGCTTAGGAGAGTTTACATTAAGGTTTACAGTCTTCTTAATTTCTTCTAACGCGAGCGCTGAGTTTTTAAGCTCATACTCTCTAGCGACCTCGCAGTATTTTTTATTAAGCTCTAAACCTCGAAGTTTCGTAGCGGCCAGAGCATTAGATAACGCCGACTCGTTAGCCAGCTTACTCATTATCTTAGGCCAGCTCTTAGGTCTGGTATTTTCATAGTGAATATCTCTACCATTAATACGTCTGATAATCTCAGTACATATATCGAAAGTTAAGCGGGCGTCACTACACCCATATTTAAACATAATGTCGAGGGGTACTTTATCGTATAAGGGTTTCTTTTTACCTTTAGAATTTACACCATAAAGCCCGTTATCTTTTATATAATTCTCTACAGTAGAGTCTTTATCTTTCTTTAAATAATACTTGGCCAGATAGTCCATACTGAAAAACTGGTTATCGGCCTTAGACCCTGACGGCTGGTGACTTGAGTTTTCTAGTCTGGCCAGTACGCCGCCGTCGAGTATTTTAGGTTTATCTATAAAGACCCCGTCCATAGCGAGCATAGTATAGTCGTAATCATAATTTACGAAAAACATATATTCAGTAGAGTCTATAATTTTTTGAAGTAGTGGTAATACCTCAGCTTTATGAAAGCCGCCGATATTAAAATTGAAGTAGTACTCTTCGGACTCGTCAGCGATAATAGTCGAAAACATTCGATCACCGAAGAAAGGCTCTAGCCCTGTAGTCTCAGTATCTAGTGATAACCTCGACCGCGTCGTTAATGTTTCTACGACACTATTTAAGTTTTCGTGGTTTACGAGTACTGTCATTATTAAACGCTAACTGTAGTTGAGGGTCATTATCTATTAATTCTTTCAAGGCTATCTCTACAAGTTTATTCATAGGAATGTCTAGCCTATTCGCTAATTTCTTAGCGTCGGTTACTACCTTAACTGGTAGCTCTACATATATCGCTTTTTTAGTCATTTCATTACCTGATTATTTAATTAGTAAGTGGTATCGTTTGCCGCGTGTAAAGGCGATACCAGACCTTTAACTTGTAGACACCCGCAGCTGGTATAGTAGTTAAGCACAATTTTTCTACTAGGCCCATATTTTAGCTCATATAGCTTCGGCTTCTAAAATTAAAAATCTATATTCGAGTCACCTTGTGCTGGTTTCGCCGTAGTATTTACCGCTTCGTCCTCAGCCTCGTGAACTTGTATCGACGTAGTTTTTAATCTTTCTGACCACTTGATAGCTTGCTTAACTTCGATGTCGTTAGACTTTCTACCGTCTACAATGTCCATAACGTAGTATTTACCCTTGTCGCCCTCTTCTTGTCTGGCCACAAGCTTAAAAGTCTTCATATAAATTTCAGCGCCGAACTCTTCTAGCATCATTAACTTAGTCGCTAGTTTCTTACCGCCCTTTAATGAAGTACGCTTAAACGTAATTACCATAGGGAATACAGACATATTTTCTACGTCGTCTGGTCTGATTACGTAGTAATTCATAGTCTTAGTACGATTAACTTTTACACCATTTACCACCTCTTCATACGGTAGGTTAGCATTTTCTGGCGTTAGGCTTTCAGTCTTAACATACTTATCGTCTTCGTAAGTCTGAAGAGTCTTAAACATTCCTAGAGGTATAAACTCTACTGGCTTATCTTCTTTAGCGCCGATAACGACCTCGTCAAGAGAATGTATAAAGTCACCTTGCTTAGCTTTTTCTTGCTCAACTAACTGCGAGATCGCTTGCATTAAAAGTACTTTCGGTATGATAATGTCGGTCGCGTCTACGCCCTCACTAAAACTACCAGACGACTGTACGTTAGTACTTACCGCCGTCTCTTCTTTTACTGCTACGTCTTTAGTTTCTTTCTTACCCATTCGATACCTCACTTAGTTTCTTATTCAAGAAAGCGTAAGACTTATTACCTAGTGCTTTCTGTAGTGTTTGAGCTTGCTTATAAGTCATAGTAATTTTAGCTGGTGCGGCCTTCGTAGCTTTCTTAGTAGTCTTAACTACTACCTTTTTCTTAGTTACTTTCTTCGTTACCGCTTTCTTTACTGGTGCTGTCTTCGTTGCCTTTTTCATTTTCTTTACTCCTAATGTTATAGCTTTACGCCTGTTACTGATAATGAAACTCTATTACTTGATACGTCCATACCGTCTACTTTAAAGTCTAAATTCATTTCTTCTTTAGCCTTTTCCATTTCTTCTTTATAGTAGCTATTCATTTTCGTAGCGTTGTAAGTAATCATGTCCTCGAAGATACCTTTTTCTTTTAGGTATGCTGTCAAGGCTTCTTTATCTACGATCTTAGCGTAAGGCTGATTTTTACGAGTAACTTTACCGAAACCAGTATCAAAAGTTTTTAACTCATGACCCTCTAAATGAAAGATAATTTTATCTTGCATTTCTTTAAGCTTTTTCTCTTCAGCTGTCTTATGTTCTTTGATCTTAGCGACCGCGGCTTTTTGCTTGAACATTTCAAAGCATAAACCTTTTAACTCTTCTAGTGTAATTTGTTCACTCATTTAGTACCCCCACTGATATTCTTTAAAGTTCTCTTAGCTTTCTTAACGAATCTTTCTATACGCCAGTTAATAAGAAAGTAAGTTCTAAATTTCTTACTTAGTGTTAAACCGTTGTAAGTTACTCCGACTTCTTTAAGCGCTACGTCGTAAGTGTTCTCACGTATATTCACTTCGAAATTACTCATATAGTACCCCTATGTTTTGTATATGCCTAACCTATGTAAGCATTGACTTAATGTCAAGTAACTTTTCACTAAATTTCTTTTTTTGGATAATTCTTTTATATATTCTTTCGTCGATAGTTTTCGGTGCTATTAAATGATAGTCGAAAAGCTTCTTATGAAACTTGATAGCGCCCGCTCTATTATTACGTTTTTGAGACTGCAAGTAGTCGTCGAGGCTAAAGTTACGAGTATAGTAAAATTTATATCTCGCACCGACGAGGTTTACACCTAACCCCGCTGCTCTAGTGTTGGCGATACATACCTCAGCTTCACCGTCTGGACTATTAAATTCAGCGGCCGCGGCGAGCTTTTCTTCAGTCGATACCTCGCCTGTAATTTCTACATACTTGATATTTCTCTTTTCTAGCTCACGTCTAAGGTCTTTATAGTTCTCTTTAAATATACAGAAAATAATTATCTTATGTGGTCTGGCCATTTCGACTAGCTCCATACAGGCGTCTAGTCTAGGATTAGTCTTAAATCTATGTACCGTACCGTCGTGAAGCTTCATAAACCCCGACGATATTTCATTAAGTCTAAGCATCTTAGTCAGAGCATTTTTAACTATAAGTGGGTTGTCTTCTTGATCGTCAAGCCATGTGATTAATTCTTTCACGACCTCGTCGTAGTGCTTTTTCTGTTCTTTAGAAAGTTCAACGTCAACGTGGTTAATACTCATTTCTGGTAAATCTACGGCCTCTTCAGTAGTAATACGTGCAGCTCTTGTAGATAACATACCTGTAAACTCTTCAGACTTATGCGGGTTTAGTCGCCACTTAGGGTAAGTCTCACCATGCGGTATGTACTGCTCCATATAGCGAGCCTTGAAAACAGACATACGATTACCGAAAGTAGCACCACCGTCTAAGAAAAGAAACTGGCTCCATATATCAGACACCATATTAGTTATCGGTGTACCTGACAGTATCGCCTTGAAAGTTGTAGCGGTCTTAGTAACCTGTAAGACTTTACGACAAGAAATAGACTTATAAGACTTGATACGCTGAGACTCGTCACATACAGCTATCTGAAAGCGTCTTTTCTTCAGAGCTTCGACTACTTTTTCAGACCTTAAAGCCTCGTAGTTTACAATGATAATTTTATGCTGAGGGTTTTCGATAGTCTCTAAGCGTTTCTTCGGTGTACCTTTAACGATACCGATATACTCAGGCTTTAACTTCGTCCACGTAGTTAGCTCGTTTTTCCAGTTTTCTAACGTAATAACAGGGCAAAAAACTACGGTGGGTAATACCCCGCCAGCCATACCGTACTTGTATCTGATAAGTGAGATAGTAGTAGGCGTCTTACCTGTACCCATGTCCATTAAGAGGGCGGCGTTATTATCGTCTTTAAAACGGTTATAAATTTCTTTTTGAAAATCGTATAGATTTTCGTGATTAAGATTAGTCATTTTAACTCTAAAACTTTTTCAAGCTGATCTAGTAGGTTTATAGCATTACCTAGTTTACTTAAGTCTTTTACTTTTATATGGTTTCTACGCTCGTTTAGTTTACTTAGTCTAACAGATACCTCGCTTAGCTTTCGCTGTAATTTATATTTAGCTTTAAGCTCATCGGTAAACTTACCTATTCTACTATAGCGCTCGCCTACTTCGCTTAATGTTTCTTTCCAGTATCGGCGTCCGTTTTCAAGTATGTACTGCTTTTTAGTCTCTCTAACTATTTTAGATAGTGTGATACCTTGATAATAATAGCCAGACATTGTATAGACTACAGTTTCGCCTACTTTAAACTCTTGCATTAATTACTCACTTCGTAGTTTTCTAGGTCAGCATAGCTAACGTATCTACGTCTTATACCGTTTTCGATTAGACACCCCTTTAACTGAACTTCGATGCAAGTAAAGACTTTACCGCTGTCAAGCTCAGTAAACCTAGTACACTCGTCGATAATAATTATCTTCTTAAAAGTCGGGTGGTCTTCGCCGTACTCGTCTTTTAAAATCTTCTTGATAGCTATACGCTCTTGGGGTGTCTGCTTTTTCATAGTTATTTACTCTCGTGTAGGTTTATAGATAATACTACATAGCTTATAGCGATAGCGCCGCTACAGATATAACCCCAGACACTGTAGTTATTATTAAATAGGTACTGCGCTAAAAATGGTGACAGTGTATAAAATGCCATAGCTTGAAAACAATTAAATAAATTCATAATTACCCCTTTAGCCAGTCTTTTCTAATTTCACAGCATTTCTTAGCTGTCTTTAGGTATCGCTGGTCTTCATAGTTTAATAAGTTTAAATGGTCGCGCTCTTGTCTTTCTGTTTTATATTCTCTTTTATTACAGCAAAAACCGCCGTCTTGTATCTCATAGCTCTGGTCGTCTACGTATTCTAAATGCTCACAAGCGAAACAATTACCCTTTACTTGCATACCATTAATTATATGCTTAAAAGGCTTAGTCATTCTTTACCTCACTATATGGAAAATCCCAGAGAGTACCATTAGCGTACGCCTCTTGATCTATGAAACATTCTTTCATTTTATACCACCACTTACGAGCCGCCGTATCCCACTTAAAGCCAGCTTGCTTAGCGACGTCTTTATTATGATAGTCGACGTTAGCGTGAAACTTCAGGGTCGGAGAGTGAGAAATTTTCACGACCTCGTCGAAGTCGTACTCGCTCATAATTCTAAGCATACTCATTACATCGGTGAAAGCTCTATGTGGGAATGGGTTTAAGAAACCATGACGACCCGTCAAGTCTTCTAGCTTTCGCGTATTGATATACTCGCCGTAAGGTACGTCAGTCATGGTATCTATCCAATGCTTAGGCTCAATACCGTTAGCCTTCATTAAATCTTGACTGTAATACCTAGCTATAAAATTTTGCATAGCTGGGCGGTCGAACTCATTACCGTTATGAGCTACGATATATTCGGCTCTTTTATAAAGATCAAAAAACTTACCTAACACGTCCTCAGGCTTCTTACCGTAGTTTTTAATCATATCGTCAGTAATACCAGTCAACCCTACTACGAAAGTGTCCATAGGTAATGGAATGTCTGGCTCGTATACTAGGTCGGCCTGTACTTCGATAGGGCACTTTAAGTCAGTGTCATAAAGTACGGCCCCTACCTCAGTAATTCGTAAAATATCTTGATCGAATGTCGTAGTTTCTAAATCTAGTCCTAGTACTAACATTATTTACCCCATTGGTTAGTTATGGCTTCAATCGCTAAATCAATCTGCACCAGCAAAAATTTAATTTCAGCCTTTACGAATTGTTTTTCATTTATTAATTCTTTTTTAGCCTCTTCAAGTTTCTCTATACAATTGTTATAGCTCATTTTTTACCCCTACATTTATTACAATGATAACCTTTATCGTCTTCGCGCCAGCCTCGCGGGGCTTTCTCATTATGCTCTACTCTGTAAGTAGACTCGGCCCCACAGTCTGTACATACCCAAGCGATAGGCTCTTGTTTATTTTCCATTACATTGAAGCGCTTTCTTTAAAGACTCGTTTTAAAGCTTGATAGCGCTTACGACTAGAATTTTTGTTTAAAATAATCTGACGACCACTACCTACTTTCTCATAAAAATACTCACGCTCTGTAGTAATCTCTTGACCACCAGCTGCTTTTCTAATCTGTCTTGCTCGTTTTCCATTCATAACTATGACTCTCCATATCTGTTTTTATATTCTTTCTTCAGATATTCCCTAAACTCTGGCATAGTCATTGACAGACTACCACTAGGGTCTACTTTTCTCTGATAACCTAGCATTTCTTTACCAGCTACCTCGTCGTGACCTAATACTAGATCGAAGTTAAAAACTTCGGGGTTATTACGTTTAAGCCATAGTAGTAACTCTACGAGTCCTTTCTCTTGAGCTTCAGTAAACTTATGAAAAGTACCTCTAGTTAAATTATCTTTCGTCGTAGTTATATGTCTTACCTCGTCTTCATAAAACGGTAAGTCACCTTTATTAGTATCAGTGAAGTAGGCTTTATAAATACCTTCGTGAACTTCGGAGAGTTTACCAGCGCCCTGAGTTTCAATACCTACAAGCTCGTCACTTACACTACCCCACAGCTTAGGCCATTTAGATGTACCAGCATGATAACCCCAACGATTAAGCTTAAAAGCTTGGTGTATATTACCGTCGCGGTCGTTTACGAAATAGCATAGAGAGTTATTTCTGATAGCACTGTCAGTAGATTTTTTACCCATTTCTTTATTAGTGTCTTTATGTCTACTACCACCCTCGACCTTGTTACGACTACGTCCAGCCGTATAATGAATAATAGCACCTTGTGGGTAGCCTTTCTTATAACGCCCTCTAGTCCTCATTTTCTCACCGTAGTACACAGCTTTAGGGTATACTAATTCTTTAGCGCCCTCAGTGTATACAGTCTCGTCGATACCTAAGTCGTCAGGCTTATCAGTGTCTTCATTATCGTTAGGTCTTGTTTCATTTTCGACCTCGTCATTAATTATGATTGGTGGTGTAGGTTTCTTCTTTCTAAAGAAGTTTTTGATCTTTCTCCATAACCATTTCATTTTACGTGACTCCATGTTTTATTAGTTTTAATACAATATTCTGACCACATTTATTAGCTAAGTAGACACCTTCGAATGTAGGTATATCTTTAAAGAGCTTCATCAATTTTAATTCTTTCGAGAGAGATTTTTCTACCCTCGATACGGTTAATAATTAAATTCATTGCATTTAAGAAGCCGTCTTCATTCTCAAAAAACTCTACAAGTCTAAGCCCTGTAAGCTCGTTACGTATAAGCCATAAGTATACTTGATGCTCACGAGTTAAATTTTGTTTCTTAGAGTAGAAAGCTCTAATCTGAGTTAGCCAGATAGCTGTACGCATTTCGCCGTCGTACAGAGTATCTAGGACTCTACGAAGCTCATTAACTGGTAGGCCCATTTTTTGGTGTATCTTGAAGCGGTCTTCTTGAGTAGCTTTTAAGTGGCTCAAGTCCATAACATTCGGGTCGTTAATGTCCATACTATAGCTCGTGCGAGTTTAGAAACTCTTCTTTAGGTTTGATTACTGTAGTACCCTCAGTTAGCTGAGTAATCTTTTCAGCTTGACTAGCTACTGTGGCCTCTAGGTTTTCTTTGTCTTTTTGAAGTTGCTTAGATAGCTGCTCGAAACCTTCGGCGACCTCTTCTAGTCTTTCTACCTCAGATTTATACTGCTCGAAAATATCTACCATTTTCTGTATTTCTGCTTTACCTTCGTCTGATAACGATACGATCGCGTCGTTAAGTACTTTTACATTAAACATTTATAGCACCCCTGTAAGTAATTGAAGTATATGAGTAACCTATACTTTTTCTATCGTCAAGAAAATATTTTAAAATAAAGCTTGCTTTTCGTGGTACGAAATGCTACTATGAGTTATAACTTAAACAGTAGGGGTACTGCATGACTTACATTAATTCATTAATCGTTATTATCCAAGATCGTATTAATCATTTAGAAGAAATTCTAAAGCATTATGACGACGGCCATAAAGACAGCGTCGTTAAAGAAATTAACGCTTTAGAAAATATCTTAAATATACTTGTGGGCCTAGACAACTAGGCTCATAACTACGAGGTTAATATGACAGCATTAGAAGAAATGAGACTGCTCGCACAAGTACAACTAGCTATAGAAGAGCTTAGACGTGTTAGAGGTACTGACCGCGAGAGGGAATGTAAATTAATAGTAGAGGGGCTATTTAAGCAGCTCTTTAACATAGAGGTGAAAGTATGAAAGGTTTTATAATTGGTATTATATTAGGACTATGTCTAACTGCGACCGCGTCGTACTTCAGCTTTCAGAGCCAGAAAACTACGATAGGTGGTAAAGAGTGTATCGTAGTTGCTACGGCTAGTGGTGTCGGCGTATCTTGTAACTGGGGGCGATAATGTTAGGTAGACCAAGAGACGGTAAAGAAGTAAAGAAAAGCTACAGTGTAAGGCTAGAGCCTAAGATTAAAGAAAAGATATGCAAGAAGTACGGCTCACTTCAGAAATTTATAGACGGCATATTGAATGGTGATATACACCCCTACCATAATTACATAACAGTGAGGTCTAAAAATGAAGATAAATAAAAACCTAATCGGTGTAATTAACTTAACCGTAATTGTAACAGTAGTAACTTATTTTATGGGCGGCTTCGAAAAGTCTGAGCCTGAGATAGAAGTACCGTGGACTACTGACGCGGTCGTAGAGTGTCAAGAAGCTGTAAAGAATAAGCTACATGGCGCTAAAGTTAAATTCGATAATGCTTTCAAACATAGAGGTACGAAAGAGATTATCAAGGGTAAACGCTTTCAAGTCGCTGGTAAAGTCAGTATAGGTAAACTACAGAAAAACTACGGGTGCTTCGTAGTTTATAAAAATAATAAGTATGAGGTAGAGGTGATATTATGAGTGTAAGAGATACAAGTAAGAAAGCACTAGAGAAAGTTATAAGCTCAGGCGAGCTAGGTAATATGCAAAAACTAGTATACGAAGCCCTCTTTAATTATGGGCCTTGTACCGCGAATGAGCTTTATAAAAATCTCGTAGGTAAAAAGAAAATTAACCAAGCTAACATAACCACGAGGTTAGGAGAGTTACGAGCTATGGGTAGTGTCGTCGAGAAAGACAAGCGCCCTTGTAAGGTTACTAAGCAGACTGTACTCGTATGGGAATGTACCCACCGCGTACCGATTAAACCAGCTAAGAAGCCTACCAAGAAAGAAGAGATAGCTAACTTAAAGCGTCTTCTAAAGCTCGCGTATGGAGAGTTAAAATTAATTTACAGCGAAGATATGAAAGAAGAAATGCCAGACTTCGCCAACGAAATTAGAGGGGTATTAAAATGAGTGCTAGAGACTATGCAATACAATACCACTGGGGGCAGAAATACGGTGATAAGCCTTACATATTTCATTTAGACGAGGTCGCTAATACCATTAAAGGTATGGATATTAGATATAATAAGCGTCTATTAATAGAGGTCGCATACTTGCATGATATTATAGAGGACACCGAAGTTAGCTACGATATGCTTAAAGCTGGTTTCGGTGTAGATACCGCTAACGCTGTTTACGCCCTTACTAATAGCGATATACCTCTAAGAGAAAAGCTCTTATGTAATCATACTGCTATGAAAGTTAAATTAATAGATCGCTACTGTAATGTTAAAAACTGTATTAAAGATAATAAGGCTAAGCTACTAACTAAATATAAAAATCAAGAAGACTTATTTTTAAAAGGCGACTTTAAAGAAGAGTCGTGTATAGATAAATTTAAAGAGCTTGGCTTTATGTTAAGACGAGGTAAGTTAAAATGAAAGACGTAATGAAGCCAGCCGTAAGTATGATGACTGAAGACGACACTCGCACCATAGTAGACGCGATCTACTTAGCTTGGGCGCTAATACATAGAGATAAAAAAGTACTCGACCCTTTCGACGGTACTCTATCACTTGAAAGACTAAATAGCGTTTTCGCTGGGCTTACTTGTGAAGAGTTAGGAGAGTAAACCTAGAACGCCCTCGACGTTAGGGTAGGGGTACTACTCAGGCGTACGAGGGCGCTAGGTGATCTATGGCTCATAACCATAAGGTCTTATAATCGAAAAATAATTTTCACTTGTCAATCTATAAAATAACTTTTAGCCTATGCACCTCATATATTTAAACTTGTAGGGGTACAATGAAACATATTAACTATCTAGTTACATCGAAATTCGCTAAGGGTACTGACGGGCATTTAAACTCTGACGACCTCGTCGAAGCTATCAAAAACCACGACGGTAGCGAAGCTTACTATAATCATTTCGACGTACCAGAGTCAGGGCTGAAGGTAGCTATCGACACTGGTAAACTCGTTGAGAAAACCGCGAAAGATGGCTCGAAGTTTAAAACCAAAGTCATTCGTACAGTAGCTCAGTCTGATAATATCAAACTAGACGAGGGCGAAGTTAACCTAGGTCTAACATTCAAAAACGCCGAGGGCGCTTGTCGTCCAGCTTTCGGGCTAGTAGGTTTCGACTTCGACGACGAAGACAGTCCAGAAAATTCTCTAAGAGACGTACAAGCTTTCTTAAATTACTTTCGCTTCGAATACTTTTACGTCGCGTACTCAGGGTCTAAGGGTTTTCATATCTCTGTACCTTTCGAATACTTCGGCCTACCAGCTGACGAAAATCTACCTAAGACTCTTAGAAATTTATCGCATGAGCTGAAGCCGCATTTTCCTACACTCGATACGTCAGTGTATAATATCGGTCGTAAGTTTCGTGTACCTAATTCTAAACACGCTAAGACTGGACTCTATAAAACTATTGTTAGTCACGTTGGCGTCGATACGAAAGACATAAACGCGATTAAAGAATATTGTAAAGTACGTCGCGATACCATGTACGAAATTAAAAACTACGAAGTTGAGCCTAACCCTATTCTCGTAGATATATTAGAGCAAGCGAAAGCTACAGCTGCTTACGATAAGTCTAAAGCTGGTACTGCTCTTGAGCCTACAAGACTTGAGGCTTTCGACGGTAAGGTATGTATCAAGAGACTTTTCGAAGCTGAGATAGACGAGGGCGAAAGAAATACAACGTGCCTAATTTTAATCAATGATCTTTTTAAAAGCGGTAAAGCTATCGAGCATTGTATTAATGTTATGACCCCTTGGATAGAGCGCGTAATGCCTGAGCATCGCCAAGCCGAGTGCTTCGATATGATACATGATATTTATAACGGCGATCGTTTCTATAACCACGGGTGTTTAGAGCCTATCAAGTCTAAGCACTGTAGCGCTAAGTGTGATCTGTGGGCCAAGCTAAGAAAAGATAAAAGACCAGTGCCAGTAGATGCACCGAAGTCTGCTTTTCAAGAGCTGGCAACGATAGCAGCTAAACCAGCTACAGAATTTATTAGAAACTGGCTTGTAGAAAACATGGCCGTAGTTACTCTAGCTAATAACTGGTTTCTAAATAATGACCTAGAAAACCCTATACCTAGAAACGTAATCGAAGATCGTATATTTAACGCTTCAGACTTAGTAAGTAGAAAAGAATATAAAATGGTTTCGCAAAATAGAATTACTGCATTTTTAAACGAGTGGGAATCCAACGAGCGAGCTAAAAGACTTCAGAGTCTACAAGATCATTTAAGCTACGAAGGTAGTAACGACCTCGTCGAAAAGTTTTTAACTGCGGTTCTATCTCGTGAGCCGTCAGAGCTTGAAGTTAATGTATTAAAGCACTGGTGCTGGCTCGTTAAGCGTAAAGTATGCGGCCTATCTGTAGAGCGCGAAATGATGATCGTACTCGCTGGTATCACTAACACTGGTAAGACTCAAGCTATTATAAAACTTTTTAAGCCGTTTAAAGAATTAGTCGACACTATGATGCTCGACTCTATAGCAGACGAAAGGCACGACTTTAGACTTACAGCTAATGCTATTGTATTTTTCGATGAGATGGCCGCGACAAGAAAAGTAAATGTCGAAGCGCTAAAAAATAAGATAACTTCGAAATGGTTAAACTATAGACCACTAGGTAAAACTACGAGAGTGCAAGGTAAAAACTTCGCGTCGTTTATCGGTACTTCTAATAGTCACGTCGCTGATATTATCCACGACCCTACAAGCTCGCGTCGTTATTTTGAATACTGGGTAGATAAAAGGTGTCAGTGGGACGACATTAATGAGATTGATTATGTCAAGCTCTGGCGTGGAATAGATGAAAATAATAATACTACGTATATTCACGAGTATATTAGTGACCTAACCGAAGCTCAAGAGTCATTTAGGGCGCAAGACAGCGTCGAAGAGTGGCTAGAATTAAATGAGCTTGTACCAGCTGAAGGTGAGCCGCACGACTTCGTAAAACCTAGAGAGGCGTATAAGGCTTACGTAGAATTTATGACTGAGCAGCAACGCGAAAGGTACTCAATGGGTCTTAAAAGATTTTTTAATCGTATGACCGAATTAGGCCTAAAGGGTAAGACTGGTAAAAAAGGTCAGTTTTATACTATCAAGAAAACCGAAGTTGACGACTTCGACCCTTCAAAATACTAAACCTAAAAACAATTACTTAATGCGGCGTGAGGTGCCTTATCTTTTTTGAAAAGTAAAAGCACCCTCGGCGCGTCATAAAATAATGGTATGAATTTAATACTATATGCGCGAGCGCTCGCGTCATAAAACCCCGAAAAGTTGAGTCACATGAGTCACCCATAAGTCACCCCATAAGTCACCAAAAACTACAGTTAAGTTATTAATAATATTACTTAGGTGACTTAAGTGACTTATCTTTTTATATTTTTATATAATAAAAGAAAAAGGCGAGAAGCCCACCCTATCGAGGTTAAAGAGGGGGTGATAAAAAGAAAGTTCTGAGTAAGCAAAAGATAAGGCACTGGCTATGCGTCATAACAAAATTGAGAGTTTTTCGTAGTTAACTCTGGCTAAATGTTTAACATTCTATTAAACTTATCCTATGGTTACGAAATTAGTAGAGAAACAAGAAAAATTTTTACAGAGCTACGTGTCAGATTTTAATATCTCACGAGCTTATCAGTACGCTTATGGTACTAAAAAGAATGTAGAGACTGCTAGTGCGGCTGGTTCGAGGCTGTTATCACAAGTTAAAGTGAAAGCTCGCCTAGACGAAATACTAAGAGAAAGAAACGAGCGGGCTAATGTAGACTCGACCTATGTTATAGAATATCTCAAGGGCGCGGCTGAGCTAGACTTAGAAGACTTCGCGGCCATTGGTAAGAGTGGTGTAGAGCTAAAAGAATTTAAAGCTATTCCTAAACATATTCGTAAGTATTGCACCGAGGTTTCTATGAGTGAAACTAAGCGCGGTACTGTCATAGTTAACTTTAAAGTTTTCAGTAAAGAGAAAGCTGTAGAAATGCTGGCCAAACATACAGGCGCTACGAGAGAAAGACTTGAACTATCAGGGAATGTAACGGTAAACTCTATAACAGACTTGGTTAATAATCATAGTTAGCGCTGACCGTCTTTTCATTACAGTGCAGACTACGTGCTGAGTTTAACGGCTCGGTCGGCGTATCCTGTGAGCAACGAAGGTCGTTAAACCATTCCAAGGTGTAGCCGCGTCTCTATGTCTACAAGTAACGTAGTTAAGGCGCTTTAATTTCTATTAGATTATTTTCTATTATAGCTGTGGCCATGTTTTCTACTATGACCTCTTCTATCTCTGGACTGATACCCTGACATAATCCAACGCGGCCGAATACGGCGTGACCTATTTCGTGTATGAGGGTATGCAGCTTATCTTTATCAGATTGATTAGCCTCGATATAGATAGTATTGGTTAGGCGATCGCATAAACCTAAGTAACCATTTAACTTAGTGACTTTAACTTTAAATTTTAAACCGAATATTTTAACGCTCTTAGGTAGGGTCATTCTTTACGTCCATGTACAGAAATTAAACTCAGTTTAATTTTACAGTAGAATATCAAGACCTCGTAGTTATATTTCTTGTCATTATGTTAAACACGTATGTAAAATCTTTTTTATGTCTAATGAGAAAAACTTTATCGAAAAGCTACAGAGTACTGAAGGGCCTAAGGTCTTTTTTAAAGACGTACTTGGTGTAGAGAGTTTAGAGAAATACCAAGAAGATAAAATACTTGAGCCTATCGCTAAGTACCCTAGGGTATCAATAGCCGCGACTCACTCAGTCGGTAAGACATGGACTATGGCGCGAGTGGCCTTGTGGTTTGGTACAGTTTATAAAAACAGTAAAGTAATTACGACAGCACCTACAGGGCGACAGGTTAAAAAGCTTTTATGGGGTGAGCTTCATAGTGCATACCAAGAGAGTAAGCACCCACTAGGCGGTAAGCTACTTACGACTGAATTACAGATAGGCCCTGAGTGGTATATCATGGGCTTTAGTCCTCAGAAAGAAGCGGGCGGCGAAGGTAAAGAGCAGTCAGGTTCTAGCTTTCAAGGTTTTCACGCTGATTACATTTTAATCATATTCGACGAGGCCACAGGTATACCAGCTGATATATGGAAAATGGCCGAAGGTTTATTAACGTCAGGTAAGATAGTTAAATTCGTTGCGATCGCTAACCCTACGACGAGGGCGAGTGAGTTTTTTAAAACATTTAGCGACCCAGCTTGGTACAATGTTTATTTAAGTTGTTTCGACTCTCCTAACCTTATCGCTAATGGCATAACTGATTTACATAAACTAAAAAGAGAAATAGTAAAACTAAGAGAAATGGGTCAGGCTGAAAGGTTGGAATACATAGAGTCATACGAAAAGCCTGTACCGCATTTATTATCTTGTCAATGGGTAATGTCTTCAGCTCTTAAGTGGGGTATCGATCACCCGCTATTTCAATCTAAGGCCCTTGGTATTTTCCCTAGTGTAGACGAAAACGTAATCGTACAACTTGAGGACGTAGAGACTGCTATCAGTAGAGAGGTAGAGCCTACAGACGAAAGGTGTATCGGGGTCGACGTTGCTAGGTATGGTGACGACGATACTGTAATAACGAGTCTTCGAGGCGCTAAGCAAGACCTAAAGAAAACACTATCTAAAAGAAACGTCACCGAAGTCAGCGGCGAGGTTATTAATGTCATTGAAGCTAGCAAGGCGGCGAGTACTAAAGTCTTAGTAGATGCTACTGGTATCGGCGCGGGCGTATACGACTTGCTGGCCGAGAAATATAGAAAAGACCGCTCAGTCGAAATTATCGAAATACATTTCGGTCAGTCGCCTATTATGGACACCGACAAGAAAGACGAGGCCGAAGAAATTAAAAAGCGATATGTCAATCTAAAAGCGCGTATGTTTGATTTACTTAGCCAAGACATAAAACACGAGTTAGACTTATTCGACGATGCTGAGTATTTAGAAGAGCTACCTACGATTAAGTTTACTTTTAATAGTACAGGTAAGATGCTTATAGAAAGTAAAGAAGATTATAAAAAGCGTACAGGTAATAGCTCGCCAGATAGCTCAGATAGTTTGGCCTTAGCTAACCTAGGGCGTCATAGAAAAAGTGTCATAGGCTTTTTCTCTGGTATGACTGGTGGGAAAACACTTAACAAAAAAGAAAAGTCAAGTGATACTATGAAAAGAATAGAAAAGCGTATAAAATTAAATCAATATTAAATAATAGGGTAGCTAATGTCTGAATTAACATTTAATACTAAAGAAAAAGGTAACTCTGGTACAGCGATAAGCGCACTAGTTTATCAGAATGAATATCTAAGCGAGCTTACTGGTGTAGAGTCTCATACTGTCTACAATAAGATGAGGCGAAGCGACCCGCAAGTTAGAAAAGTATTATCTGCTATCACAAGCCCTATTAAATCTGCTACATGGTCTTTCGAGGCCGCAAGTGACGAAGATAAAGATATTGAAGCTGCGGCTTTAATGGAGCGTATCTTCTTTACTGACCTAGACTACGACCACAAGCTAGGCGAAATATTAACTTTCTTAGCTCACGGCTTTTCTATCTTCGAGGTTATACACGAGAATAAAATTTCTAGTGAGTTCGGCGCTTATACAGGTCTAGCTAATCTGGCATTTCGTAATCAAACTACGATAACTGAATGGCGAGTAGACCCGCGTACTTCTCACCTAACCGAAGTACACCAAGAGCAGTCGGGCGACGCTGAAGTAGACGTATGGTTAAAGACTGATACGCTGCTAATGTTTTTTAATGAGCGTGAGGGCGACGATAATGGTTTTCCATTACTAAGACCATTGTACGGGCCATATAAAAGAAAGCTACTAATTGAAACTTTAAAAATGATCGGTATTGAAAGGTCAGCTATTCCAACGCCGACGCTGCAAGTACCAGAAAATATCAGCCCTAAAGACGAAGAGTATAAGGCGGCTGTAAATATCCTTAACACTTTTACAAGTGCTGAAAATGCTTATATCACTTATCCGAAAGGGTGGGAATTAGACCTACACCAGAATAGCGGTTTCGACCCTATGAAACTAGAAGATTCTATCAAGAGAGAAGACGAGAAAATGGCGGGCGCTATCCTAGCTACTTTCTTAGAGCTTGGTACTGGTGGTAATGGTGGTGCTTATGCATTAGGCGAAAACCTAGAAAGATTTTTCGCACAAGTTATAGCGTCATTCGCTAAGGCCATAGCTAATACGATTAACACTAAGTTAGTGCCTAACCTTATGAGACTTAACTATGGTGACGAGCTAGAAGTAATGCCTAAGATTACTTTTACTGGTATCACTGATAAAGTCGGTAAAGAGTTTATGGAGATCGTAACAGGCTACACCAACGCGGGCGTAGTAGGTAAAGACGAGCAGTTAGAAGACCATGTACGTAAGGTGCATGGCCTACCTAAGAAAGCTGAAGGTACAGCACTTGAAAATCAAGGTACTCAAGATGAGGCTATTAATAATTCAGACGATACTACTGATAACTCTAATAATACTGACGGTACGAGCAACGACACCGCCGATAACCAAGAAGAGCCAGAGGCCGACGTACAATTATCAGAAAAGATAAAACTAGCTGAGGCCAAAAACCCTAAGAGCCTCATTAACCAAGAGGCCAAGACTATCAACGAGGTTATGAAGTCTAACCTACAATTTATCGGTGAGAAATTAGTAGCCGACGTAGTTAGAAAATATAAGCAGCTACCAGAAAGCGGTAAGCTTAGAGCTATTGATAATATCAAGCTCGGCGGTACTGCTAAATATAAAAGACAGCTTAAGGGTACATTAACGACGACGTCGACTAAGGCCCTAGACCAAGTAACTCAAGAAGTGCCAGAGGCGTCAGACGTAAAGTTAAAAAATAATGAAGAGTTTTTTACTCTCCTAGATAATTACGGCTCTATTAAATTCGCTGATAACGACTTCTCTAGTTTACCAGCTCACGTAAGAAAATTGATTACTCTACAGGCTAACCGTATTGCAGATCGTCAAGCGTCTGAGCTAGAAGATAGAGTAGCATTTACATTTATGCAGACTGAGCAGACTACAGACAGCGCGGCTACTATAGAAAAAGATTTAACTAACGCCGCGACTGATTATGTAAATAGCCCAGCTGTCAATACTGCAGCTACTAACGTATCAAGTACTTTAGTAAACCAAACTAGAAACGAGTTTTTCTTCGACGATGAGGTCTTAGAAGAGATATATGCTTTTAGGTTTACTAACTCAGACCCGAAAGCTGCGATATGCCAGAAATTAGCTGGTAGAGTATTCGCTAAAAACGATACTGAGTTTCTACAGTATAGCCCACCGCTGCACCATAATTGTAAATCATATTTAAGTGCAGTACCACAAGCGGCTAAAACTAAACCAGAGATCGAGCCATTACCGCCGATTACTGAGACTGACAGAAAAAGTATTACGCTAAGTGAAAAAGAAAAGATTGAAAAATTACTTAATGTATTCGAGAATAAGTGTAAGGGGCATTAATGAATTATATACATAACGTACTTTTAGATAAGAAATATTTTGAAAGCATCGACGAGGTCGAGCAGCTACTACAGAATAATGAGGTAGATAAAAACTCGGTTATTCAGTCTCTTATCTTATCGAAAGAAATTTACCCGTCTGAGGACGACGCTAGGTTATATGCTCGTGAGCATTTCTTCGTAGTTGAAACTGTAGAGGACTCTGGCGTAGCTTGGATTATTCCACAGCTAGACGCCTCAGAATTTATAGACGGTACAATGAAAACCATAAATATTGGTACAGGTCTTGACGCCGTAGTAGGCGTATTAAAGCAAGATGCTGTAGAGGGTGGGTGTAACGACGTCTTTCTATCACTTAGAAACGACGACACTATTAAACTTAGTGGTAGCCTACCTCATATTATCGAATTAGCGAAAGTCGTAAATGGCACTCACGTTAATTACGGTAAAGTTGAAATTACTACAGAAATGCTACAGTCATTCGCTCATAATTTTAATGAGGGTGTAGTCGGTGTAGATTTAATGATAGATTATGACCATGAGCAACGCGGGGCTGCGGGTTGGGTTAAATCTGTTTTTGTTTCTATGGACGGCTCTACTCTTTTCGGCGAGGTTAAATGGACACCTAAAGGCGCTCAATGTTTGAGTGACCGAGAGTTTAGGTATTTTAGCCCAGAATTTACATTGAATTATGTACACCCGCATACTGGTGTCAGTCATGGCCCTACTATGTTAGGTGGTGGCTTAGTTAATCGACCGTTTCTAAAAATGGACGCGATCGTAACTTTTAAAGAAACTATTAACAATTCAAAAGAGGTAACAATGGAAACTATAGCGCTTAATGAGCATAAAGCTATTACGTCTGACCTTGAGAAAACAATTAGTGATTTTAAACTTTCTGAAGAGAAAGCTAAGAAACTAATTGAAGGTCAGAAAGACGAAATTACTAAACTTTCTACAGAGCTAAAAGAAATTAAAGAAGCTAAAGAAAAAGCTGAATTAGAAGCTAAGCACGAGAAATTATTTTCTGAAGGGAAAATCTCTAAGGCTCAGCTAACTGCTCTTAACGAAGGTAAGGATATGTACGAAGTACTTGCACTAAGCGAGAAACTAACTACAGAGCCTAACGGTAAAGACGGCGAAAACCCAGTAATCGAATTATCTGAGTCAGACGAGAAAGCTTGTAAAGCACTTGGTATCAGTAAAGAAGATTACGTAAAGTACAATCTATAAACACGAGGTATTAAATGACTGCATTAACTGATAATAAAGAAGTAGGTGAGAAGCATAGACGACTAATCGAAAACCCTGTAGCGGCTTCGGTAGTTATCTTTAAAGGCGCTATCGTTATGGGTAACGCGTCTGGTTTTCTAGCACCAGCGGCGGCTCTAGCTGACGCGACTATGGCTGGTATGGCCTACGAAAAAGCTGATAACTCTAACGGGTCAGCTGGTGATATTAACTGTAAACTTTTACGCGAAGGTCTATTCGAGCTTGCTGGGTCTGGTTTTTCACAAGCCGACATTGGTAAAGTTGTATACGCTTCAGACGATCAAACTGTAAGTACTACTCAAGGTGCTAACGAGATCGCTGTAGGTAAGATCGCTCAAGTAGTAAGTGCTACATTAGTATACGTAGACATTGAAGTTTAATTAACTAAAAACTAAGAGGTTTAAAATGGGACAAATTAAAAATAGTATTGTTTTAGAAAAAGCACTACGTACTGAATTTATGAAGTCGTTTGATAACGGCGAAAATCCAGCTGACGTAATGCCAATGATTATGCAGACGGCTTCGACGTCTGGGTCAGAAAAGTATGGGTGGCTAGGTAGTGTACCTCAGCTTAGAGAGTGGAAAGACTCAAGAAAACTTAGCGGTATTCTTGACTTCGATTACTCTATTCCTAATGTGCATTATGAGTCGACTCTACAAGTAGATAGAGACGATATTGAAGACGACCAGTACGGCGCGATTAAAGTACGTATTCAAGACCTAGCTCGTAGAGCTAAGACTCACCCAAGAAAGAAATTTTTTGAATTACTTTCTAATGGTGAAGTAGGACTTGCTTTCGACGGTGTAGCGTTTTACTCAGCGTCTCACAAGTATACAGCTGACTCAGCTGCTCAGTCTAACCTACATACTGGTACTAAGGCTGGTACTGTACCTACAGCTGCGGAGCTTTCAGCTGACTTCGAGCTTGCTCGTGGTAAGATGAGAAAATTCGTAGACGATCAAGGTGAGCCATTTAACGAAGGGTCTTTAGACCTTATGATCGTTGCTTCGCCTGACCTTGAAGGTGTATTAGATAGAGTTTTCGGAGCTGAGCTTCTTGACAACGCTACTAACACTCTTAAAGGTGCTTCGAAGTATATGACGTCTGGTAGACTTACTGGGTCTAACTGGTACATCGTAGAAATGAGCGGTAACTTAAAGCCATTCATTCAGCAAAATAGACAAGCTCCTAGGTTTGGTGCTTTAGAAGCTACTAGCGAGCATGGTTTTATGCACAAGACTTACAAGTACGGTATCGACTATAGAGTCGGTTTCGGTTACGGTCTGTGGCAAAAATCAATCAAAGTTAAGTACTAAGATTACTGAGGGGGCTACGGCCCTCTCTTTTCTTTTCGAGGTTATCAATGAAAGTTAGAATTAAATTAAGTCGTAAGCACCCTCATAATGCAATGTCATTCGGTCGCTATATGGTGACTTATCAAGAGCAAGAAATTGAGCTTAACGACGCTGAGATTAAAGACTTAAAAAACGAAGGGCCTAAATATTGGTTTATCGTAGAGAAAGTCGAGGACGAAAAGCCTGTTAAAAAAGTAGCTAAGAAAGCTAGTAAAAAAGTTTCTAAAAAGGCTAAGTAATGGCTGGTGGTTTAATAGACGAGCCGAAAGCGTGGAAAAGTGAAATAGACCCAGACGACAGCTCTAAGGTCATTCAGAAATTACGTGTTTTCTTGGATACTATTACAGCCGAGTTTAACCCATCGGGGTTAAAAAATGCTGGTCGACATTCTGAAGTAACAGTAAACGACTCAAGCTGGACAGCGCTACCGAGTACGGCACTGTCTGACCGTAATGCTATAGCTATACAGAATAATAGCACTACGTCAAACGTAAAAATAAACTATGTTAATAGCATAGGTACTTATACTGGTATGACTATTCGTAAGAATGGTGGAGAAAGACAGTATGATATTAAAGATACGATTACACTCTATGCCAAGGCCGAGACTGGTAACGTAACTTTAGATATTGAGGAGCTTAGCTAATGCCTATTATCGGAGCGATATTAGCAGACCAGATAATTTCGGCGAGTGCTGATTTTCTCATTAGTGACTGGGTTTTAAGTGCTGGTGAGTATATACTAGATATAAGCCATAATTTAGATAGCGAGAAAGTCAATGTCGCTATATGGGAAAATAACATTGACGCGGTCGAGGTAGACCGAAAAGAAATTGTAAATAATAACACGATAAGGCTACACGTCGCCTATAATCCTGACTGTAGATTTTCGGGTAGAATAATAATTTTTAAAACTCAAGGAGACTAAGACATGGGTACAATCAAGGGCGATCTAAATGTATGTCGTACGATTAATGCGGCTAGAAGAGTAAACCAAGGGCTTTTAGCTAGTACAATTACGGCGGCTGAACAGCTAGAAATTCATTCAGAATACTGGCAACAAATTACTGCAGCTGCAGTACAAGACGTAATTCTACCAGACGCGACTACTCTACCTAATGGGTGGGCCATCGTAGTTGAGGGTAAGACTTCAAACTTAAATGTAAAAACTTACGATGCGGTTACGCCAGTACTTCGTAAAACTGTTACACCAGATAGAGCTTACGAGTTCACTCTAGTAGATAACTCTACTGACGAGGGTGTATGGTATGTAAACTTCTTAGAAGAGGCCGATACCCTAGCGACTGCTAGATTTACTTCGACTTTCGACGCTACTACTTCTTGGGGTACAGCATCGGGTGGGTACTATACTCAAACAATTACCCAAGCTACTCATACTAGAGGTACTTCGCCACAAGTAGACGTCTTCGAGGTTAGTGGGTCTGACTTCGTAAAAGTTGAATTAGACGAGCTAAAAGTATTAGCTAATGGCGACGTCGAAATGAGAGTACCAGAGTCGCCTGACTGTAGATTCGCTGGTAAAGTGGTGATGGTATAATATGATCGTTAAGGGGCTACTACGTATATGTAAAGGCATAGTCTCAGGTAATACGCTTACCTTTGAAGATGCTGAAGTAACCCCAGCGGTGACTTTAAAAAGGCTTACTCAAGACCACCACGCGGGCTGGTACAATGTACCGCTCGGCGAGGTGGTTAATGTTGAGATAAATAAACTCTCCATTTTTAAAAGTCACTATAAACGTGCTGGCTACGTTAAGCGTAGCGGGTTTAAGAAGAGGTCTGCATAATGTCTTTAGACGGTATAGAAGAGGTATATTTAAGAAGTGGCGCACCCGCGGGCGAAAACCCTGATACTGACTATATTTATACGTGGTATGAATTAGACGGGGGCGACATAATTCTCAAGGGTGAGAAAGACGACGGTACTGTAGTAACTATCGGAGTCACTGGGCCTCAAGGGCCTACAGGGCCGCAAGGGCCTATCGGGCCTCAAGGGCCGCAAGGTGATACTGGGCCAGCTGGCCCTATGAATGTCGAGGCTTTCATTAGTGAGACTGCGACAGTTACTTTACCTAACTCAACTACGAAACAAGACATATATACAGATAGTGTAACTATCTCAGCTACAGGCGACTGCTTTCTTGACGTATCACTCGCAGTTAAAGGCCACTCTACTGGTAATGATATGGAGTTCGATATAGAGTTCGACGGGGTTATTTTATCACCCGTGTACGCCGAAGAGCATAAAGACACCAATACGGCGCAGTCTAACTGGCGTAGTCAATGTTTCGACTTAGGGAATATCGCGGCTGGTACGTATGATTTAACTCTAAGATTTTCTAAAGAGGCTACGGGTGGTACAGCTCAGCTAAAAAACTATACTGCTAAAGTCGTGAGGTATTCATAATGTTTATTAATAAGACTAGAGATATTAAAAATATAAACGGGTTTAACGACGCGGCTAGATCGCTAAATAGTAAAATTCAGATAGTTTTAAAAATAGGCGACGACGACCTTAGATTTACTTTATCTGAAGCTTTAACAGCTGAAGAGGATACGGCGCTAGATAATCTAGTAGCTACATTCGACGACTCAGACCCAGAGCTTGTAGTACCTAAAATATTTTCTGTAGCGAAAGCCGAAGCTATCACTAAACATTTTCATAATATAAATTATAAAAAAGAATTAACTCAGGCCTTAATACCGCTTCGTACAGTTACACGAGGCGAGGTAACTAAGGTAGAATGGTTTAAGAGCTTAGACGCTGAAATGAAGCCTACAGACTTGGTTATAAAAGTCGACGTAGTCTATAATAGAGACGTAACAGGCTTCGCCACAAGTAGGGTTACTACGCGTACTTGGATTAACGAGGACGGGTCAGAAAACCCAGAGAGGAAAGTGACTAACAAGTACTACTTCGTAAACCCTTCAGATATGATCGACGAGGGCTTAAGGCGTAGAAAATTATTAGTAAATTCTATACAGATACCTACACTGACATTTATGACCGAAGTACTTGTACCGCTTGGCTACACTCAAGAAGCTGTAGTATTAAAAGGTCGCGCATTTATGGACGACTACGAGCAGTCTTTTAGTAACTTCGTAGAAAACTCTAGTACCATTACAGACCCAGCCAGCCCAGACGCGGGAATGAAAACAATCGTAGTTAAGTTAAGAGACGAGTCAAGTGTAAACTATAACGAGTGGCTTGATAAAGCGCCAGCTAGTTTAGGCGGTATGACTACGATAAGACAGTATTTAATTAACGAGTTTAACATATAAGAGGTGAGCATGGACGCTATATACACTTGGATATTAAAAGTATTAAAACCCTTCGTAGTTTGGTGGGGTAAATTACACGTACCCTTTACTCACAAGCGAGTAACAGGAAAACACTACTACCTACTTAGAGATAAAATTAATGTAGGTACGGTATTTCTTACAACTACGAGAGGTGAGTTTTCTAACTTAATTAACCCTGAGAAGATTAAACACGCTGGTATTTATGTCGGCGATCTTGACGGCGACGGTATTCGTTATGTCGTAGAGGCTCTGGGTAGAGGCGTAGTAAAGACCGACCTAGTAACTTTCTTAACCACGAAAGATTTAGTTGTCGGGTGCGAGCCTAATTTCTTAACTCAAGAAGATAAAGTACAGATACCAGTAGAGGCTAAACGTATTTTAGGTATACCGTACGACTACCTTTTCGATAAAGACGGTGCGGCCATGTACTGCTTTGAAGCCGTAGCGCATATTTTCAAAATGGTAAGGCCAGAGATAAAATTAAAGTGTAAAGAAGTAGTAAAAGGTAAAGAGATTTTCAGTTACGAAACTTACCTAGAAGATAAGAATTTATTCGAAGTGATCTTCGAGTCAGATAAGGTTTAACAATGGACGTTATAAGTGATAAAATATTAGGTGTAGGCGTCATAGCTCTAGTTTCTTTAAGCGGTATTATGGCGCTTGTATTTATGAATTATATTAAATCAATATTAAGGAAGATAGACGACGTGAGCCATGTAGGGCCTTTACTTCATAAAGTCGAAGAGCTTGTAGGTAAAGTAGAAAAGATATTTATAACCCTCGAAGTGACTAGAGAAACTACATCAATCGAGGTTAATCAGCTTAAGGAGCGTGTAGCCAAGTTAGAAATGGTTATCGAGCGGTTACAATCTGAGAGAGGTAAGTAATGGGTGCTTTCACTACGGTAGAAAATGTAAAAAGTTTATTTAGACGTATCAAGATCGAGGCCGATACTGGCGACGAGAAAACTAACACAGTCGTAACTATCGAAGAGGTAGACGAGTTTATCGACGAGACTGAGATAGCTGTAAAAGCTAGACTTTCAACTTGCTACGATATTACTAATATAGGTACTGAGTCTACTACGATTATCGGTATCGCAGTCAAGTATCTAGTAGCTGACATTATTAAAAACATTATGGCACTTACTGTAAATAATAACAGTGATCGTAAAAATCAAGATATGGGGCCTAATTGGGGTAAGAAAGCTAAAGAGATGCTAGAGAAAATATGCCCTGAGCAAGACTGCGGCTCTTGTAAAGATAAACCAGTAATGCCTTTACCTGATACACCGCTATTATCTGAGCCGCCTACGGGGGCGAGTCTGTTTAGCAGTGCTAGTAATACAGCTCAGTTTACTAAAACAGGGCCTAACTGGTAATGGCTGAAGCGGTAACAAGCTACATTGTAGAAAACGACGAAGACTTTAAAAGAGCCTTAGATCGTTTAGCGCTTGCTACCAATGATTTTAGAATACCATTCGGACTTATAGCGAAAGAATTTTATCGCGGTAATAAGAAAGTCTTTAGTCTTCAGTCAGCTGGTAAATATCCTGACCTTAGCGAAGAGTATAAGAAAACCAAGAAAAGACAAGTCGGCTTTATTTATCCGATACTTTTTAAGACTGGACGACTGGCCTCTTCTTTAACTAATGCTGGCGACCCTGAGACTGTACGCGTTATCACTAAGCAGAATTTACTACTAGGTACAGACGTACCATATACGAAATTTCATCAATCTGATAGGCCGCGTACGAAAATACCACAGCGTAAAGTAGTGTTTATAGACGGTGGGCCTTTCGAAACGTCGCAAGGTGCAAAAACCTCTGGACGTAGAGAGGCTTGGCTGAATATAATTAACCAATACATATTAGATAATATAGAAAATTTCGAGATATAAATTATGTTTGATACTGAATGTTTATTAAAAAAGACTAGTGAATTAATGAAGGCGAAACTAAACGCCGAGATCGCTATAGTCGATACTGATAAGGGTGACTATGTTTTAGACCCTATCAATGATAACGCTTGGTACTTTCAGAATTTAGACGACGAGGTCTGGTCTTATGCTAACTTCGTGGTTTGGGGTATCTACGATAACCCTACCCAAACTGATAGCCAGAGTAACAATGCTATGAAACAGACTCAGTTATTTTTTGAAGTCTGTTTACCTGACGACGGTGGGCCTATCAATGAAAATATTTTTTATAAGTTATTAAGATACACGCGAGCGCTTGAGTCTGTTATAGATAAAAACTACGATAAAATTCGTAGTGGTCTTAAAGTACAGGTATCTAGTCTCAGCCCGACTAGCTTCGACCTCGGCGGTAAAACTTTTCGAAGTGCTGGTATACTTGTAACAGCCAATATGAGTAGAAACTAACACTAAGGGGTTTAGTATGAAGAAACAAAAAGAAACGAAACAAGAGAAAGTAGAAAAGGTTAAAAGACTTACCGCTAAAAAAGATCATGTTATTTTTCAAAATGGAGAAAGGCACGAAATTAAAAAGGGCGACGAAGTAAACGTACCAGAAAAGTTTCTCGAAGTTTTAAAAACAGAAAACGTAATCTAACAAACGAGGTATAAAATGGGTCTTTCTAATGACTTTATCGCATACGGTATTCATAGTTTAGTACCGTATAGAAGAGCAGACAAGTTACCTTACGGTATTTTTAAAGTACTTGGTGGTGGTACTATTTCACTATCAGCTGAGTTCGAAGACTTATTCGGTGGGTCTAATAAATACGCGTGGGCGTCTGAAGCAAAAACAATTAGTGCAGAATTTACGGCGACAGTTAAGTCTATGCCAGACTTTCTTTTCGAAGTATTTTTAGGTGCGACTGTAAACACGACAGCGGCTTCGGCTACTGGTACTGTAGACGGTTTCGAAAACGTAAAAGGCGCTTCAGTACTAGAAGCATCTACAGGTATCGCGACAGCGACAGTTAAGTCTGGGTCTGAAGCTGACCTTAAAGCTGGTATCGTTGTTGTTAAAGCAGTAACAGCTACTACAGTAGACGCTTACTATATGACTGATATTGAATTTTCTAACGGTAACGATCTTGAGTATATCGACGATAGCCTTAAGATTAATGCTACACCACTTACGATCACAGCTTCGACAGCTGTAGAAATTCCTAACACTGGTGTAGAGCTTACTGGTGGGTCTGGTACTATTGGTATGACAGCTGACGATACTGCGGTATTTAAAGTAGCGGCTGCTCATGGTGGTATTTCAGAAATTATTATCGGTAAATCAAGTGCTACATTCCCTGAGCATGGTGAGGTAGCTCTAGCTGCTAAGCGTTCTAATGGTGATATGCTAGAAATTGATATTCATAAAGCCGTCGGTGCTGGTTTTCCAGTAGCGCTAGAAGAAACTGTCTTCTCTATTCCAGAGCTTACAGTTAAGCTACTTTATGATAACTGCAAAAACCGTATCGCTACTTTTAGAAAAATTAAAGGTGCTGATAGCGGGTGTTAATTAGTAAGTAAAATTATTATATAACGACTGGCCTCTTGAATAAGAGGCCTTTTATTTTTTAGAAGTAAAGTGTGTATTTTTTGCCTTAGCGCTTTTCTTAATAAGCTCGTCTAACTCAGGCGCTTCTAAATCTTCGTAATTAACTTCGAAGTTTTCTGCAGCATACAAGACGTATTCACTCATATTACCGTCAGTATATATGTTAGCTTTTATCTTAATCTCATTATACTGCTCTTCGGTGCAGCGAATACCTATAAACTCAGTCTTATAAATTTTATCTCTTTTCAGTCTTGCCATAGTTTATACCTAACGATAATGTTTAACGTAAGTGTTTAACATAATAAAAGTGTAAAAAATTAATTATAAAACGTAAACTATTAAGTGAGGCTATTATGAGTAATAAAGTTAGTATTAATGACTTAAACCCTAGACCGTCTAAATTTACTTTAGCTGGGAAAACTTACGAAATGAAAAAGTTTTCTTTAGCCGCTCAGGTATGGGCGCACGACGAGTTCGCTACAGCTGAAGAGGCTAACGGTTTAAATGTTTTAAGTCAGAAATTAGTTGAGCTAGACCCTAGTGCGATAGCTAAGACTTGCTACTTTTTACTGAAAGATAAGACAGATTTTCCTAATGAAGAAAGTTTTATCGACGCCCTAGGCGATCATTACAGTATTGTAAAGATTTTACTAGAGCCATTTAGTCGCTGTCTTGGTGTTAGTCAGCTTAGCGAAGACGATACGGCCGAAGAGGTCGAGCTAAAAAAGTAAAGAGCGGCGATAGCGAAGATATAGCTACTTGCTGGGCCACGCTTTATGATGCTTTCGCCGCTAGATATGGACTTACACCAGACGAGTTTTACGAAGGTTATACTCTAAGACAGGTTACGTACCTACTAAGAGTAATTGATAAAGCCAAGTATGACGACTTATCAGTACAGGCCAAGTTACATGGCGTGAAACTGAAGCCAAGAGTAGACGCGCTTAGGCTCACTAGAGAAGAGCGAGAAGAGGCTGATACTCAAGCTATGTCGGTACTTGAGAGAATGAAACAACAGCACGAGGCTTCTAATGGGTGACAGTTTAATTATTCGTATCGGCGCTAAAGCTAACGAGTTCGATAAAGAGTTAAAAAGGCTGCAAGGTAAAACTAAGTCTTTCGAAAAGGGTTTAGCGAGTACAGCAAAAATATCGGCCGCGGCTTTCGCTGGTCTAGCT